CACGCAGTCCACTCTGCCTGCCCCTAACTTCACCGGCTACCACCTAGTTCGCTGGGTGGGCAACCAGGTATTCGCTGCCGCTGGGAACCGTCTCTACATGTTCTCGCCAGTCCACACCATTAACACGGTGCCGACTATCGCTACCGCCTACGCCACTCAGCCTGCCGACCTGATGATGATTCACAGCAACGCCAACTGGATTTGGTCTGACGCTTGCCTCGGTGCTTCTCAGGCTTACATCGGCGGATACGTCTGGACTAACACGGCTGGCACTTCGTTCCAGACTCACCTAAACGCCAATGATGGTTTTCAGAACTATTCGACCTCAACCGTACACAGATACGGTGGAGCTGTATACCGTTCGTCACTGACCCAGAACACTACCGTCACTTCGTTCTCTCAGCCCTACTCGCTCAACTACCCAATTCAGGCACTGCCCATGTCGCCTGACGAGTACCCCACCTGCGTCTACTCCTACCTGAACTTCATCTTCGTGGGCACCAACAAGGGTGTGCGTATGTGTCAGACCCTTACGGTCTATGACCCCAACGCTCAACAGGCTGGCGATCTCAAGTCAGGCCCAACCCTGCCCAACATTCTTCAGCCAGTAAACACCCCAGTCACCGCCATTACCGGCGACGACAGGTTCGTGTGGTTTGCGTGGACTAACTACGACAACAACTCAACTGGTCTAGGCCGCATGGACTTGTCTACCTTCATCAAGGGCGACCCACTCACCCCTGCTTACCAGTCCGACCTCATGGCTACTGGTCAAGGCGTGGTGAACTCCTTGGGCTGGGACCCAGTAAACAATGTGCCTATGTTCGCTGTGGCTAACCTCGGTGTCTACACCCGTGCTTCTACCTACGTCACCAGCGGTACCCTTTACACCGGCTACTTCGACTACGGAATCCCTGACCAGAAGATTCCCGTGTTCTTTGACTACGGTGTGTACCTTTCCTCTGGTGCTTCGGCTACGGCTACCGTCCAGCTCGACCCCACCTCGGCTACAACCACCCAGACCTACAACGTTCCGGCGTATCTCAACAACAACTACGCCGAGCAGGAAAAGATTATTAGCCAGGTTTTGCTGAACCCTAACCGTGCCCAGCAGTTCGAGGTAGCCCTGACCGTTACTGGCAACGGCACCTCGACCCCAGTTGTCCACCGCTGGACCCTGAAGGCGTGGCCTACCACCGTGGCTGAAACCTCAATCATGGTGCCACTCAAGTTCTTTACGGTGAACAGCGTGAACGGCTACGAGACTGGCAACGACCCCTACGAGAACTTCGTTTACCTAGAGAACCTTCGCATTAACCAGACCATTACCACCTACCAAGAAGGATCGTTGCTGGCGAATGTCATCATCGAAGGACTGGACTGGCAACCACACAAGCGTCGAGGCGATTACAAGAATGGCTTTGAGGGTGACTGCGTAGTGACCCTTAAGACCATCGGGGGCTACCAGCCCTATGTTCCAGCCAGCACCCTTTAATAGAAAGTAGAATAGACCTATGACCTACCCTGTCCGTGGATACGTTGGAGCCGCCTCTGCCGGTACGCTCTCAGCCTCGTTGTCAGCTTCCACCACCGGAAGCGTGGCTTCGTCCACCTCGATTGCCTCTTGGAACTCATCTTCGACGGTGACTCTGACCTCTGGTGTAACCATCACCGTGGCTATTGACTACGGCTTAGCGACTGAAGAAAAGGTCTTAGCCTACTACGTTGATAGCACCCACATCAACATTACCGCCCGTGGAGTGGACGGCACCACCGCCCAGACTCACGGTGCCGGTGCTTTCTTTATTCCAGTCTGGTCTGCGACTGAGGCTCAAGAAGCCCAGAACGCTGTTCAGTTGCTCAAGCCAGTCTTGACCAACACGGGTGGGGCTACCACCCCTGCCGTCATTGGTGTAGACGCTACCGCAGCAGTTGGTACGGCTCAGGTTGTTGCCCCCATTGACCACGTTCACGATCTACCCAGCACCTCATTGGCTACCTGGCTTCAGGGTGCTACGGTCACGGCCTCTGGTCTGAGCGTTCCTGCCGCTAACTTAACCGGCACCTTATCCACGACTCAGCTGGCGAACGCCTCTAACTCCTGGTCCCCAACGCCAGTCACCTCTGGCACACTTACCAACTCGCCTGCTTCGTACATTTCTCAAACAGGCGTCACTGGATTCACCACCTACTTGATTACCTTTAACGCCAGTGTGGCTATGGGTGGCTCGAACACTAGGGGAGTTGTGGCTTCGATTGGTATTAACGGAACCTCAACCTCAACAGCCATGACTCAAACCGTCACCGCTGGTACGAGTGCTATCTTGACCGCCACCTTTATCTACACCACTACCGCTGGTGCCACCCCCACCATCAACGGAATGTTGTTTGTTGGCTCAGGTGGTAGCGCAACCATCAACGCCGCAACCCTTTCTATCGTTGGATTGGCATAACATGACTACACCTGCACAAGACCTCGTAAACTGGGCTCACTGGTTTGTGAACCACGACAAGTCAGCCCAAGAGGTATACACCGAGGGCGCAAAGCGTATGGACGAGATTGGTCGCTGGCCTCTCGTATTCCCTATTAACTCTGACTGCTCTGGGTTCGTAACCCTAGTGTCGTGGCTGGCTGGTCTTGCCGACCCCAACCACTGTGGCTACAACCACACCGGCTACACCGGCACCCTGCTGGCTAACAACCGTCACATCACCATTGACCAAGTTCAGCCTGGTGACCTCGTGGTTTACGGTGGTGGCGTAGGAGTTCACACCGCAATCGTCATTGAGGTTCACGGTCACGACATTATGACTGTTTCCTACGGTGATAACAACGGTGCTATTTACTGCTGGGTCAATGCTCCGCAACTGGTTCCTGACAAGGGAGTTCCGGTAGATGGTCGCACCCCACAGACCTTCCTTCGCCTCAACCAAGCACGGGTACGCCCAGCAAAACCAATTCCGGCGGCATAATGCTTGCCAACATCGGGGACATCGCTAACTGGGCGAACGTAATCTCAGTTTTCATTTACCCCGTTATCTTCTTCATTGGTCGTATTTTCTGGAAACACTTTAAGGCGGAGATGTCACCCAACCACGGGTCTAGCATGCGTGACGCTGTAGACCGAATTGAGAAAGCAGTCTTTGCTATTGCCGAGGCTGAAAAGAAAAACGCTAAAGCCATCAAGCGAGTTCGTAAGGACCTTGAAAGGCACCTTACCGAACTGGAATACGTTGAGCAAGTATAAGAATCACATTACTGGCGACCACCTGCGGTTCTCAGAATGGCTGAGCTGGAAGGCTCAAGGAATCTTTCGTAGTTGGTGGTTCGTTGTTATCTTCACCACTATCACCTTTACTTGGCTGGCTATCCCTGTCTGGTTCCATGACCCAGCCCGACTCTGGCTTAACTACTACCTGTCGTACATCGCAGTCCTAGTCGAGTCCATTATCGGCATTGGGGTAGCCAGTCAGTCCATGCGTGACGCCGTTATCCTTCGAGAGATTAAGAAGATTGGCGCACATGACAGCGAGCACTCAGTCCTTGACTACAAGATCGACGTTGAAGCACTTGCTTTAATCAAAGAGATACACGCTAAACTAATGGAGAACAACTAATGGAATCGGGCGACCTTGTATTTTTCCACACCACCGGCCTCATGGGGGGTGCTATCAGATTTGGGCAGAGAAAAGTCAAAGCCTTTAAGGCAACAGCCAAGTGGAACCACGTTGGTATCCTTGACGAAAAGGTTGGCGATGACTGGACGGTTATCCAAGCCGAACCCCGTGGCGTCACCAAGGACAAACTCCTAAGCCAAGTAGCCCCAGGTGGGTCATACGAGGTAGTGCCATTCCCAGCCGGTCTAGACAGGGCTAAGTTCATCAACTTCTTGCGCCTTCAGGTATCAGACCGCTACAGTTTCCTGACCATCTTCTCCTGCGTAGCCGACATTCTGCTCCCCGACGCCGTGTGTCTCCGCCGTAACCACACTTGGATTTGCAGTGGTTTAGCCGCTGGTGGCCTTATGTTTGCTGGGTTTGCCCCTGCCGCCGAGTGGGGCGACCTCTACACCGTCATGCCTGCTGAACTTAGGGAAATGCTCTAATACACAACTTATGCACAAGTAGCGGTTATACTGTGCTTCCGTACCCTACAAAGGACGGACAATGCGTAAGACCCAAGTGCATGTAGTTATCCCTGACACTCAGGCAAAGCCTGGTGTTCCGACTGACCACCTATCTTGGATAGGACAATACATAGTGGACGAGTTCCGTGACTTGCCCATCAAGATAATCCACCTTGGCGACCACGCCGACATGCCCAGCCTGAGCATGTACGACAAGGGTAAGAAGGCGATGGAAGGAAGGCGTTATGTCCAAGACATCGAAGCAGCCAACGAAGCTTGGCGAGTCCTCAACGAACCACTACTCCAGTTTAATCTTAACCGGAAACGAACGAAACATAAGCCCTGGCTTCCACAGCGGTTTATCCTACTTGGGAACCACGAAGATAGGATCAACAGGGCTGTCTCAATGGACGCTCAACTTGAGGGGGTCCTCTCAACAGACCAACTCGACTACGCCAGAACCGGCTGGACGGTTTCGCCGTTTCTTGACATTCTGTGGCTCGACGGCGTGGCGTATTCGCATTACTTTTACAATCCCATGTCGGGAAAGCCGCTCGGCGGAAACGTCGAAGCGAGGCTTCGGGCTATTGGACATTCTTTCACGATGGGGCACCAGCAGACGTTGGGTTACGGCCTTCGTTTCGTGGCTGGTAAGTCCCAGCACGGACTCGTAGCAGGTAGTTGCTACCTGCACGACGAGGACTATAAGGGTCCACAGGGTAACGCTCACTGGCGTGGCATTATCGTTTGCCATGAAGTCGAGGACGGTTCCTACGACCCCATGTTTGTCTCGCTGAACTACCTCTGCTTGCGGTACGAGAACATGAGCCTTGAGAAGTTCATCGCCAAGAAGTACCCGAAGTTGCGTGGCTAGTGAAGGTCAGTGTTTGCCACGCTGACACTGGTGGTTGTGGCTTTTACCGAATGATTGCACCGGCAACTGTTCTGAAGAACGCCGGACTCGACGTTACCCTCGACTACCAATCCCAGAGCCAGCGAGCCAAGTTCAAGGACGGGCGTATGGTTTCTATCGAGCCGACAGGCGACGACGTTATGGTTATCCAGCGTCCCACCTTTCCCGAAGTGCTCGACGCCATACCACTTATCCAAGCCAACGGCACCAAGGTAGTGGTCGAACTAGACGACGACTACTGGAGCATTGACCCACGCAACTCCTACCTGAAGGAACTCAAAGCCGCCGGTCAGGAGAACGCCCCAACGATTATGAAGAAGGCGTGTGAGTTAGCCGACATGGTGACAGTCAGCACCCCTGAACTAGCCAAGTTGATTCCTAATAAGAACGTGGTGGTTCTGCGCAACTGTGTGCCTGGCTACTACTTGGAGCTAGAGCCTGACTACGGCGACAACTGGGAACTGACTGAGGGAAAGACCGTGGTGGGTTGGACTGGCACGACCAAGACCCACGTTGGCGATCTAGAAGTCATGGGCTACTCCCTGCGAACCGCTGTCCGTAAGGCTGACGCTACCTTTCTAGCCATTGGTTCTGATGACGCTTGGCGTATCACTGGCTTCGACGAGGACGAGACAGTGTTCTCCGAGTGGGTGGAACTACGTAATTACCCACAGGCCGTCAAGGCATTTGACGTGGGCGTTGTGCCACTACGCCAGAGCCGATTCAACGATTGCAAGTCCTACCTCAAGGGGCTGGAATACGCCGCCTTGGGCATACCCTTTGTTGCCTCACCCTCTGCCGAGTACGTCTACGCTAACCAGCAGGGGCTAGGGCTAATCGCCAAGGAGAAGCACGACTGGCTGAAGCAACTCAACCGACTGCTGACCGGCGATAACACCGAACTAATCGAGGCTGGTATAGCCTTCGCTAAAGAGAACACCTACGAAAAGAACGCCTGGAAATGGGCAGAAGCATGGAGCAGCCTACTGTGAACATCTCAATCTTTACCCCTAGCCACAACCCCCAGTACCTAGACCAAGCCTACGAGTCGCTGGTAGCCCAGACTGACGCTGACTGGGAGTGGCTGGTACTGCTAAACAACGGTGCCAAGTGGCGTGTGCCTAACCCAGAAGACTACCGAGTGCGAGTCATTGAGTGCCAGTCCTACGACATGGGCGTGGGCTTCTACAAGCGGTTGGCGGCTAACAACTGCACCGGCGATGTGCTTATCGAGCTAGACCATGACGACATGCTCATGCCCGAAGCAGTCGAGAGCGTGAGAGAAGCCTTCGAGATTAGCGACAACATCGTGTTCGCCTACTCGGACTTCGCACAGATCAACGCTGACGGCACCCCGAACTTCGACGAGTTCGACCACAACTACGGCTGGAGTTATAAGGACGAGGACGGACACCACGTTTGCCACTCGTTCCCACCCTACCCCCACAACATTGGCTACATCTGGTACGCCCCTAATCACCTGCGAGCGTTCCGCAAGACCGCCTACAAGGACGCTGGTGGCTACAACCCCAGCATGCGATTGCTAGACGACCAAGCCCTGATGTACCACCTGTTCCGCCAAGGTGAGTTCTACTTCATCAAGCAGAACCTCTACCTGCAACGTGTCCACAAGGAGCAGACTCAGGCACAGTCCGAGTTGAACGCTCAGATTCAGGTGCAGACTGTCGAACTCTACGACCAGTCCATTCAGGACATGGCGATGATTTGGGCTAAGCGACGTGGTCTCAAGTGCCTAGACCTAGGTGCGGCTCACGGCAAGCCAGTGGGCTACGAGGGCGTGGACATCTACCCAGGTGCCGGTGTGGATTACGTTGGGGATTTCCTCAAGCTCGACCTGCCAGACGATTCGGTTGGCGTCATCAGGGCTGTGGATTTCTTGGAGCATGTGCCGGACAAGGTGGCGGTGATGAACAAGATTTGGCGACTGCTCGCTCACGGTGGCATGTTGCTCAGCCTGACCCCCAGCACCGATGGTCGGGCGGCGTTCCAAGACCCCACCCACGTTGCCTTCTACAACGAGAACTCCTTTTGGTACTACACCAACGAGGCTCACCGCAAGTTCGTGCCTGAGATCGAGGCGGAGTTCCACCCCTCAAGGGTCGCAACTATTTATTTATCTGACTGGCACCGAGCCAACCAAATGCCCTATGTGCAGGCTAATCTCGTTGCAATTAAAGGCTTTTTCAACGACTTCGGTGGCCTAAAAAATCTTTGATAAAATACTTGACAAGGGGTGGCGTGTCACAGTACCCTTGTAATGTTCTAGGGAAGGAGAACACATGACATACACACCAGTAACCAGTCCACGCTTTACCCACCTACTCGCTGAAGAGATGTGGGAACGAGCACAAGTAGGCAAGCCAACGGCACTTGGTACCCCATTGCGATACAGCTCGGCATTTGCCTGCGCTCGCCAGCAGGGCTACTACGCCTTTGACGGCGTACCCAGCGAGCCAATGGACGAGGCAGGAGCCTGGGTCACAGGTATCGGAACCATTATCCACGAAGCAGCACAGGACGCAATCCTGCGGAAGTACCCTGACGCTGAGTTCGAGGTAGCCAGTGGCACCGACTACATCAGTGGCTCATGCGACGCCCTAATCCCACACCCAGACGGCGAGGCTACCCACGTCCTCTGGGAACTTAAGACTATGGGCACCTACTCATTCGACAAGCAGATGGGCTGGAACCGTATGCGTGGCGAGTGGAAATACCCCGAAGGCCCAGCGATGAAGGCCATTACCCAGGCAGGCATGAACGCTCTCGGTATTGAAGGCACCCGTGAGGGAGTTCGTATCGAGTACGTGGTCATGGGCTCAGTCACCTTTGAGGCACTCTCGCTGACCAAGGCAGACAAGATGGACGTTGAGGACTACAACCGCTTCTTGGGTGAGTTCTGGATTGAGCGTGAAATCTGGGAGCCGCTGGCACTGGCTGAGCTGAAGCGAGCCGAGGGAATCTACAAGGACTTCGAGCAGGGTCTGTTGTCAGACCGTATCGCCATTGACGATGAGGGCAACCCACTTGCTCTTAACCCAAACGGTAGGGCGTGGCAGTGTGACTACTGCGCTTTCCACTCCGTTTGCAAGTCTGATGAAGAGGGAGTAATCTCTATCACTCAGAGCAGTATCCAAAGAAGGGACGTGTCTAATGGCTAAGGCTAGAAGCACTATTGAACTTGTCGTGTGGTTCAACGACGAGCGTGAAGAGGACGGCGTAGCCGTTGCAGAGATAGAGGATTGGGCGTGGGACAAGGTTCTTTGTGAGAACTTTCCTGGCGTTCAGTTCGTAAGCGTAATCAAATCAGAAAGGACTTTATAATGAAGTCGGAAAGCATTAACGAGTTAGCAGCCGCCTTAGTCAAGGCTCAGGCTGAGTTCGGTGCAGTGCCCAAGGGTTCGGTCAATCCGTTCTTCAAGAGCACCTACGCCGCACTACCAGACGTGGTAGCCCACGCCACCCCGATCCTTGCCAAGCACGGTCTGGCAGTAAGCCAGTTCATTGACGGCGAGTTCGTGGTCGAGGGCCTCACCACCTACTTGCTTCACACATCTGGGCAATACATCGCCCACACCATGAAGCTCCACTTGGTCAAGGACGACCCACAGGCACAGGGTTCGGCGGTCACTTACGCCCGACGCTACGCCTACATGGCTGCCC